TGAAAGTTGATGGGAAAGACCTCTTGCACACTTTTGTTGTGCCACAGTCCAACGTCTCCTGGTGTCTCCACACAGTGCAAGAGTGCACGTGTGCTATCCCTGATGAGTATGTTTCAATACACTCATTATATTACCTCACACAGAGGGAGATTATGGCGTTAGTAATGAAGTCGAGGAAGAGAAAGTTGACAGCGGTCGTACATACATTTGACGACTTGGTTGGCACGCTTTTCACCTACGGCGGCAGAAGTGAGGCGAGTTACGAACTGCTCGAGAGCGGCCAAATAAGTATGAGGTCGCAGGGAAATGCAGGAGCGTATGTCCATGATTCAATGCTATGGTTGCAGTCGTTGTACTTTGAGTATGACGGTTGTGCCATGTCGTGGAACATTGAGACTCGAGGTGATTCTAAAATAGTTACGTTCATCGAATGTCGCACCGGACTGAAAGGTGTGCAGATGGCGCAACAACTCAGTGGAGCACTGGCGGACCCAAACTACTACGGAGAAGTGGTAGTGGGCCAAGAAGGCGACAGCCTCATCCAGTGTGGCTTTGAAATTGCTCTTATTCGGGAGAGCAAATTCCACAGTTGTGGACAGTTCATGTTTGTGACTAGTGGCGACAAGAAAGTCGTTATTCCAAAAGGGGTAGTAGATGCAGTAGCCTTTGAGCTGCTTGGTCGTGATAGAACGGCCGATCTATACCAGGAATGTGTCAATCGCACCAAAAAGCATCTCAGCAGCAAGAAGGTCAAGATACCTGAAGCCATGCGAGTGCGCAGTGCGATTTATGTGAGTGCGATGGCATTTACCAGATATGTTTCGCAAGAGGCTGGGGTATTGGATGAAGTAGTGCGGCGGCATAGGGGAGTATTTTCGACCCTCCGGGCAGCACTCTCATTCCAAACACCCGGCCTAAGCTGCTGTATGGGTTCTTCAACCGAAGACCCTGTTGCAAGATACAACAATACGAACGGAGCTTCTTCCATTCGCAGTACAGTAGCACAAGGAATAGTGAACACCTACGCCAGGGTGAACACCACTAGAGAGATCGAACCAATTAGGCAAGGGGCGCTGATGAAGAGCACCTTTGAGGGGAAAGAGCGCAAAGCTCGCATGCACCAAATCGGCATTGGCTTTTCAGATCATATTCCAGTGATTCTAGAGAACACAGTCGAGCACGAAGTTATAGCAGTGGCAAATCGTGTAGTGAAGCAGACCCCCGCTGAGAAACCAAATGAGTGGAAAGAAGCGGTAGACTGGCTGAAAAACAGCAGTCTCGAGACCGTAACTAAGCTCCGGGATATCGGTGACATTACTAGCAAGACGTTCGAGGAGTGGAACGCTAGTTTTCCTAAAGGAAGAAGAACTGAACACATCAGGGCAAAGAGTGCAATTGAGCGAGATGGCTTGCAAAACGTCGATTTCAGACGCAAGTCTTTCGTGAAAACGGAGAAGTACAACAAAGGTTCTTTGGATGGAGTGCAGGACATGGATCCGCGACTCATTCAAGGAGTCTCACACAAGGCAAATGTGGCGTTAGGCCCATGGATTTCCAAGTTCAGCGAGAAGTTAAAAGCTGCTTGGTCTGTGGCAGACCCCGTATGCTATGCCAGTGGCCTGACTGCAGAACAGATCGGGGATTGGCTGGAAGCAAGCATTGACGCAATGGGCGGCGTAGACAATGTGTGCTTCCTGGAGTGTGACTTTTCCAAATTCGATTGTACCCAAGGTAAAGGAGCATACATGTTCGAAAAATATGTCTACGAAAAGATTTGTGGCATAGGTCGTTATCCAGACGCACACAAAACCTTCAAGGCACAAGCCATGACGAGGGGGTTGTGTGCACTTGGCACGTCGTATTCAGTGAGATATGGACGTAAGTCTGGGGACCCAAACACAACCTGTGGAAACTCGTTGCTAAACGGAGCTGCCTGCGCGAGGGCTCTAGAGGCGATGGGATTAAATTTCAAGGTTATTGTGATGGGCGACGACATGTTGGCAGTGCTCAACAGAACACAAGTACGCAATGCGAAAGCATTAGGAGACGGGTACACCCAGGCCATGCTGGCTTTGGGGTTCGTGCCGAAGGTCAAAGTTAACACGAACATAG